TGATCTCCCTTTAGGAGAATGAATGTGAGAACTTTGGATGTCGACACTCAAGGAAGAACTGCTCTTAGCAGGCCTTTCAACCGTCTCAAACTCGTTGCTCAAGAAGCAAAAAGCAAAAACCAAGGCGAAAGCCAAGGCAAAGCTAATACTTCCGAAGCAATCTGGAACCTCCGGCCAATCGGTTTCATCTCCCAAGATGAAACGGAAGCTGAAGTAATTCCTCTCGATCATTGGATTAGCAGTCTTTTGGACTGTTGGGCCATTGATCGTGTGCTTGAGATGGTGAGGAATGGTGAACTTATCCCCCTCGTTGAGGGAGATACGCGACCCATTCTGTCGTCCAAGTTCCAACTCATGCTCTACGGGAAGTCACAAGGTGGGGTCCTTTAGGGCGTAAACCCTTGCTCTTTCGAGCGTAATGCTTAGAGAGCTAAACCTTACCGCGGGTCGTCTTAGACCCGCGAGGATGTCCAAAAAGGAACCACTCATCATGCCCCGCAAAATCATAGGTGCTCAGTATCCTCGCAGCAGGACCACAGGGTCTTTTCCCGGTGGTTACTACTTTTACCGCTCGAACGCAAGTCCGAACGGTATCGTGAACTACAATAATTACTGTAGTTCAGGCGAGAAACGGGTTACCAGTGATATTGTCACTTGCGGTTTCAAGCAATTGTCCGCAATGGGCAATGTGATCATGTCTCCGTATAACTCTACCCACCAAGTCAAGAGTTCCTACGCCCATTCTTTGGGTTCTGGGACTCTCGCCGGAAGTGGGTGGTGGAGATATGAATACGGTCCAGATACGCAATGGGCCCTAGGGCTTAGTGCGTCAAGTAGTATCCTCAGTAGTGTGCCAAGTTTACACACGGCACGCGAAGTGGAAATACTTGCTACCGAAGCCTCTACTAAGTGTCTCTCTGCTATCGGAAGAGCTTCAACCGATAGTTGGGAGAACCTAGCTGAGACTCGGAAGACCCTGGATATGGCGTGGCTTCCGATTCGCAATTATTGGCGCTTCTATACGAGACGTATGGATGGCATCAATGTTGCGAACCCGGCCTCGTTGTTCCGGAAAGCAGATTCAGCGGGGGTAAAACTCCGTAAGACTGCTAACTGGACAGCGAATTATTGGTTGATGTGGCGTTATGGCCTAAGACCATTAATCGGGTCGATAAGTGACATCCTTAAGGCTCTCGAATCGAATGTAAGACCTGACCGTCAAACGTCGCGTGGTCAAGCAGTTTCCACGATGACTAAGACGGATACTTGGAACTATTCCAATTCCGGAATATTCGCTAACCGCAAAACCATAACGGAAAGCGTCCAAGTTAGGGCAATGTCAATCGATTGGGTGACTATGGATTGGGCCTATGATTACGGCTTCAGTGTTAAATCACTGATGACGTTACCATGGGAACTCATACCATACAGCTTCGTCGCTGACTGGTTTGTGAATACGGGCGACTTTATTGGCGCCCTAGCACAAGCGTTTCGAGAAGAGAGTTTAGGCCAATGCCTCACGACACGGTATATACAGAGTGGTGTTCAGGAAAATACCAGCCACGTTGCTAGTGGCGGGTATACCGTTACATCACCATTGTTATGCGGTGTTCGTGAGGACTGCGTGACCACAAATCGCGTAAGAGGCCTTAAGACACCTGGTTTAGTTGTCAAGTCAAATTTCCGACTTGATGACGCGACCAGGATAGGAGATGCTTTAGCCCTTGTGGGGCAGCAGATCCTCCATCGCTTTGCCGGTTTGCCGGCAGGCTCCTACAAAGGTCACTAAGACCACTCTTTAAGGGAAGTAATCCCCATGTCTCTCGTTTTCAACGCTAAGACCTATACCGCTGATTCTTTCAACGGGAACAATGTCGCCTACATCGGCGCCGCTAAAACGGTGACGGTGAAAGATGACTTGCGCCTCGCGAGGACTGCGCCGAAGGCAACTTCGACGTACAGTGGTAACGGTCGGACCGAAGCTAAGCTGACCCGCACTCACACCCTAACCGGTGGACTGACGCCTACTGGCGACAGTATCTTTCGGATTGAAGTGTCTTTGCCTGTCGGTATTGCCTCCGGCGACGTTGACACGATTTGTGCTGACATGTCAGCCCTGGTGAGTGGTGCGGATTTCAAAACGCACCTCAAGACCCAGAAGATCAACTACTAAGACCCGTCGTGGACGCCTTCAAAAGGCGGCTGCGCTGGGCCGTTGTACTGATCTTACTTGTGGCTGACATCCTTCTGGAGTTTCATTTCCAGCAGGACGACACAATTTCCCGGATATTAAGTCATTTCATACCCGGGAACGTGTAAACTTCTAAGGGAGTATTATCGTGAAGGTACCTCCAGTTCGAGAGTTGAGAAAACTCAACCAACATTTGCGCAGAAATCAAGGTAGTTTATACCGAGAGATCTTGCGAAACGTGGTTGTGCAGTGGACCGAGTTGTCGAAGGATGATTCCCTGGAGCAAGCTGTTCGCTCTTGGGATATACCTAAGATGCTCGAATTCTCTGATTCTCTCGTGGCGACAGTGCATGCCACGGCTACATTGCATTTTGTAGCGAATCAGATAGCCGCACTTATAAGAAAGTATCCGTGGACTCCTCAAGAGTCTAAGCTGGACCCTGAGTTAACAGCCATGAACACGTTTCTCGCTTCCGAGAGGAAGTGCGAACGTGTGAATGTCTGGTTCAGGGCCTGGAACAAGAGGACGGAAAAACTCCGTCCCCTTTCGGGTACTTTCCTTCGTGCTCAAAGCTGGATTAAGTATGTCTTAGGAGACATGCCTGATCTGGCTAAGATTTACGAGAAGTGTGACTTCACTAGCGGGGCCAGCGTTGGGGTTCACGGAGATGCAACCAACCTAGGCAGAAAACTTCTTGCCGAAAGTTGGACCGTGAGCCCCGCGGCTTATCCGATCTTTGCTGCAGCATTGTGTGCCAATTTCCACTATGCCTCTAGAACAGGGGCAAGGCGGAGTGGTGTACAGTGTTTTCAAGTCACTGAGAACGACTTGGACACATGCTGCCAACGGGTCAACTACAACAAAGTCGGGTTTGTACCGAAGACTGCGAAGACTCATCGAGTCATAGCAGTCGAGCCGTTAGGGAATACCTACCTACAAAAAGGAACTGACCTTTATCTACGTGAGAGATTACGTAGAGTAGGTCTGGACCTCAAGTGGCAGGATCCCAATCAAAGAATGGCCTGGGAAGGTTCATTCGATGATGAAAACAGCTTCGTGACGATTGACTTATCTAGTGCTAGTGATAGCATCTCTATAGGTCTGTGTCGTCAGTTGCTGCCTCCTGACTGGTTCTTCTTTCTCGACCGGATCAGGAGCCCAGCGTACCGTCTTCCGGGTAGCGACAAAGAAACTCGCTACTCGAAATTCGTTACCATGGGCAACGGCTTTTGCTTTCCACTTCAAACCCTTTTATTCGCATCTCTCATCAGGGCCGTAAGTCCTACGGCGACTGTGGGGGTGGATTTTAGGGTGTACGGTGATGATATCATCGTTAGGAAAGAAATTTCCAAAGCGGTGATTGCCGTACTCAAACGGGTTGGGTTTTCTACAAATAGTCGTAAGACGTTTGTGGAGGGTCCTTTTCGTGAGAGTTGTGGGAGTAATTGGTACTCGGGTGAGGATGTCACACCCATGACGCTTGATTGGAGTCTCAATTCGCTTGATTCTCTTTTCAAGTTCTTAAACCAGGCACGCCGTAATGAACGAAGTTCTTTGTTCTTTGCGGACGTCATCCCCCTTGTGATAAGGCGGATACCAGATCGTTTCCTTTTCTATAGACCTTTCAAAGGTCGACCAGAAACAGGAATAGATCCGGCTGGCTTGGAGTTCACTCCACAATGGACACGCCACTCTGCGTGGCAATGTCACATGTGGTTAGAACTCCACGTGGATGCGGTCGAAGACCGTTTCACGGAGGCGCTCAGTACCAACTGGGTAGTCATGGCGGCTGCTTTGCGAGGTTCCTCGTCTAGTAAGCCGTTCACCTTTCGACGTAGAGTCGAAACCCGTG